ATTAGCCATATTTTTTGTTCTCCTAGACCTTTTATCGTCGGTAGAAACATTATAAAATAAACCCTTGACAAATTGCAAATTATGTTATAAACTATAACTAACCCGTTATAATTTATAACTAGTCCGTTATATTTTATAACACAAGGTTTAACAAGGCACATTTAATAAATTTAAGTGCGAAACGATATTTGAAAATTGGTAATTGGCGAAACAAATTTTGCGAGGGTTATACCCTTTCAAATACAGTACACACATCACCGATAATTAAAAGAGCCTTCCAAGCATAATTAGTTATCGGTGAATATATTTTAGCATATTTAAACAAAAAAATAACGGAGTAGTTATATGAGTGAAACAAAACAAAAAAAGGAAAAGAGGGAAGAAGTCATTACAGCTATAGAAGCCGCTAAAGAACTAAGAATGACGCCACAGACTATAAGGCTATGGATTACATTAGGAAAGATTGATTCCTCAAAATGTTTTCAAATAGGTAGGCGCGGACATTGGAGAATACAAAAAAGTGCCATACAGAAACTAATTGTAGGAGGCATAAATTAAAATGGAAGAACAAATAACTATAAAAGAAATTTTAGGCGGTATAGCAGTGATGGGAATACTTTATTTATATATGTGGGCAATTTACTTGTTAGTACCAGAGGGTTGGATTTGATAGCTAGTTTTTGGGAATGCATATACCGATTTGAAAATAAATGTTCTTTAAAAAATTTAGACGCAAGTAAATGCAACTGTAGTAAATGTGAGGATTTTGATTATCAAGATATTGAATAAAAAATGGTTTGGCGGTAGAGCCATAAAACCGCCACAAATTTGATAGCGGAGTTCGGGGCCACTCCCAAATAAAAGATACCTTAATGCTTGGTAAAGCGTAATCTCGGACTTGGAGATTAACAAGGGTGCAAGTCAGTTCTTTAGCAGTACGGTAGAGAGGTTTCGGATAGCTTGACCGCATGGACGTAGAGGCACATCGGGCAGAGTGAGCACCGAAAACACTAATGCTGATGGATATGTCAAAAAGCATATTCCTAGTAAACAGCATAAATTATTAAAAGAAAAATGGGGCGGTAGCCCAAAACTTACCGCCCTTTATATAAAGAGGGATGAAATATGAGCACAAGATGCCAAATAAAAGTAACTTACCTGAACAGGGAAGTTTTACTTTACCACCATCATGACGGATATCCGGAAGGAGTTGGGTTTGACCTGATTCAACGTCAGAAAAAACTTAAATCTTGGAATGGGAATATCCTAATCAACAAACTTGTAAAAGATACAACAGACGAGTACGAAATCGCTTATCTAATTCACACCGATTTGGACTATTGGTATGAAATTGACTGCGATAGGCGTACCATTCGCTGTTGGAAGGTCAAGGGATACACAATGTCAGACCACACCGAAATTGTTAAAGGCGATGAAGTAGCCATTGAACCACCAACTGCTTTAGAAAAGAAAGATACTAAAGAGGATAAATAATATGGAAGCAAGACAATTAGCAACAACAGAAAATCAGATGCCACCTCAAGTGGCATTAACAAAAGAAAAGCTAACCGACTATTTAAATATAGCCGGAGTAGCAACCAAGTTATCCGAAAAGGAACGCAAAAACTTCATTGAAATCGCACAAGCATACTGCTTGAACCCATTCAAACGTGAGATTTACTGCGTTTCTTACGGATATGGTGACAACAAAACCACCTCAATAATTACGGGATATGAGGTTTATACAAAACGTGCTGAACGCACAGGCAAACTAGACGGTTGGGAAGTCACTATTGAAGGCAAAATGCCGGACTTGAAAGCCATTGTTACCATTTACCGTAATGATTGGAGCAGACCGTTCAAGCACGAAGTCTTTTTTGAGGAAGTAGTCCAGCGCAAAAAGGACGGCTCAATAAATGCGATGTGGGCCAAAATGCCCAAGTTTATGCTCCGCAAGGTTGCAATCGCGCAAGGATTCAGGTTATGTTTTCCTGATGAACTCGGTGGCATGCCTTATACCGCAGATGAAATATCAGAGGCGGTAGTGCTACCAACAATAACTGCAACTCCGGTAAAAGAAACTTTAGACTTAACTCCGGAAGAAAAAGAAGTTATTGCAAACACCACTTCCGAAAAGGAACTGGTTAAGGTTTGTGCGCAACTGCAAAAAGAAAAAGGTGCAGATTATCGCCAAACCATTGTCAAATATTACAACCTTAAAAAAGGAGACTTCAAATGAAAATCTACGAAAACATACAACAAGGAACACCGGAGTGGTTACAAATCAGACTCGGCAAATTTACAGCAAGTAAATGTTCCACTATCGGGACGGAAGGAAGTGGCAAAGGTCGTGGCGGTTTAGAAACTCTTTGTATTGAAAAAGCCGCTGAAATTATTACCGGAAACTTACCGGAACAATTCACTAATGAAGATATTGAGCGCGGACATGTTCTTGAAGATGAGGCACGTGGCGCATACACCTTGGAAACAGGGCATATTGTAAAGCAAGTAGGCTTTGTGGAGTTAGATGAGTTTACGGGTTGCTCTCCGGATGGTTTAGTTGGCAGAGATGGCCTTATAGAAATCAAATGCAAAGATGATAAAAACCATTTACTTATGTTGCTAGGCAAAGAAATAGATAAGGCATATCAATGGCAAATTCAAATGGCATTACTTGTGACTGGCCGTAAATGGTGCGACTTTGTGTCCTACAACCCTAACTACAAAAACAAACCACTCAAAATTATAAGAGTTTTACCGGATGCCGAAATGCAAGCCGCTTTAAAAGCAGGTCTTGCCAAAGGTATTGAACGTGTAAAAGAAATTATTCAAATAGCAAATGCTTAAGGAGATAAATATATGGCAGAAAACAATAGACCAATAAAAAAATACCAACTTGGGGCGATAGAATGTGCGGTGTGGGCCAATCAAACTGTTGATGGCAAAACTTACTTCCAATTCTCTTTCCAAAAGAGTTATAAAACCAAAGACGGTAAGTATCAACACACATCCTTCTTTAACAAATCCGACTTAGCAACAATTGTAATGTTATCACAAAGAGCTTGTTTATCGGAAATACAAGCACAGTCTGTTGAAGCAAAGGCTCAGCAACCTGAACCACAAATTGAAGAGGACGTACCCTTTTAAACTATGCAAGCAAAACTCCTCAAAGCCGAAAAACTTGGCGAGCAGTTAAAGGTCAACATGCTACTTACAGCAGCTCCGGCCATACTTAACAGGGTGGTCAAGCTACTTAACAAAGATGTAAGTGTTGACATTAAACAAACTCGCGAAAAACGGTCCTTGGAACAAAATGCCAAGGCATGGGCTTTGATTGGGGAAATAGCAGAAGTTTTGGGGAGTAGTAAAGATACCATTTACTTGGAAATGTTAAAGAGATATGGTCAGTCTGTTACCGTTACCACTAAAAAAGATATCCCATTAGACAGAGTCTTTAAGTATTACGAAAAGCTTAAAGATGGTCTGTCTAATGGTCGTGAATTTACTGCATGGCGCGTATTTATCGGCTCAAGCCAATACTCCGATGTAGAGATGCAACACTTTATTCAAAACATTGAAGAAGAGGCCAAAGAGCTAGGGATAGATGTAGATAAATATGCCAACCAAATTACTACCCATGGGGCAGGAAACTCATCCCACTCCTGCCCCACCCACCGATAAGGAAAGTTCTTATGAAGGCTGGCTCGGAACATTCTTTCCAATATTCGGTAGTTCGGGTGCTACGTGCAAACGGATTTTTAGTAGTTGATACGGACGTAATGGATGCATTAAAATATTTCGGTAGTAATCATAGAGATTACCGCCGTTTCTCTTTCATAAGCCATCATAAAAACATGGGGTACACAAACGGGCAGGCTGACCTGATAGTGGGCAACAAGGGGCATTTTTGGGCATTAGAATTAAAAACTCGCAAAGGGGTGCAAAGCGCAGACCAAAAACTATTCCAAGAAATGTGCGAGCGCAGGGGATTATCTTATCGGATAATTCGCTCGTTTCAAGATTTAGATGAATTTATCAAGGAAGTATATCAATTGGGTGGTAAGTGATGAAAATACCTTATATAAAGATACCAATTGCCGATATTACGGCATATCTCTCCCCTTTCTCTTTTGAAGCAAAGGGCAAGATTTTTCAAGCTATTTTAAACTTTGGATTATATCAAGAATGGGCAGATTTGGAACTTTCGGAGCGCGAACAAATAGGTTATTCCAATGTAAAAGAAATAGTAGAAAATGAAATAAAATCTTATAAAAAATTTTGCAAAGAACAAAAACAAAAAATAAAAAGTTATTGGCAAAAAACTAAAACTGCCGACGATACCAATGTATTACCACCGCGGAATAACCAAGCAGAAACAGAAACAAAAGCAGAATTAGATAACACCAAAAAACTTAATCAAAAAAGTAGCCCAAACCTAAAGCCGCCAAAACCCGACCTGTTTGACGAATTTTGGCAAATTTACCCTAAACAGCGCATTGGCAACAAAGACAAAGCACGTGCCGCGTTTGAGGCCGCTGTGGGCCGAACAAAAACCCCTCCGGAGCAGATTCTTGCAAAAGCCAAAGAATATGCCCGAAGTGATGAAGTAGCGCGAGGTTATGCCAAAGGAGCGCAGGCATGGCTCAATGATGACCGATATTTGCGAAATTATACCCCCACTTCCCCAAGTGGCAACACTTTGCAAGAAGCTCGCAAAGCCGGAATGCAAGTGATTAACGAAATGTTTGGAGGTAGCGGAAAATGAACGAGCCATTTTGCCCTTATTGCAAAAAGCCGTACGTAAAACAACCTGTCACTTTCAACGGACACATGAGATATTGGACTGTTCCACAATGCGATTGTGAAGATGAAGCACTAAAAAAAAGGCAAAAACAGGAACTTTTAAGGGAAAGGTTGCGCAGGGTTAAAGCATTAAATTTGCCTGGAATTTTCGAACCATACTGGCTGAAAGATTTAACTTGCGAACATGTTGAAGATGCTAAGACTTACATTCTCTCTTTTGTGCCACACAAAAGCAAGGGACTGTTTATCTACGGCCCAAACGGAAACGGTAAAACTACACTAGCGGCTGTTATTTGCAAAGAATTAACTTATCGTGGCAGACGAGTATTGTTTACAACCATGACGGAGTTATTAGATCGCATGGAAATGGGCGTAGGTTTTAATCGTGCCTCAACTGCACAAAAAGTTCTCAAAGATTTAATCGGATACGATTTTGTGATGTTTGACGACTACGGCAGAGAAAATTATACACCTCTCCGTTTACAAAATGTCTTTCAAATAATTGACCGTCTTTATACCCATAAGGTTGCATTTGGTATTACTGCGAATCCTGAATGCATTGCACGTTTTGCCAAAATACCGGAACTTGAGGCAATTACTGATCGTATGGCTCAAGTTTTAACTCGTTGGGAGTTTAAAAATTTAAGTTTTAGGAGGAAATAATTTATGTACGATAGGAAATATTACTTAGCACATCGTGAAGAAATAATCGCACGTGTCAAAAAATGGAGGGAGGAACATCCCGAAAGATATAGAAGAAGTCTCAAAAGATGTCGTAAAAAAAACTTGCCGAAATATAAGATTCAAAACAAACTTTATCGTTGTGCAAATTGGGGGAAAATAGAAAAAAAACATCAGGAATACATCGAAAATAATAAAGAAAAAGTTCTTGCTTATATAAAAAAATATCGTGAAGAAAATGGAGACAGGATACGGGCATATGATGTTCAACGTAAAGCAAATAAAAGATACTCAAAAATACAAAATTGGTCCATATATTATGAAATTCAGAACGGGCGTTTTAAATGGTTTGCAAGAAAAAATAACTATCAAATTTCCGACGATAAAATAAATGGGTTTCCTACATTACGTTCGGCCCAACTGAACGCAAAATATGTTCTCGGTTAGCATGTTTTCCTAAAAGTGAAGTAAAAAAGATTTATACTATTTATGTGTGAAATGACTTGTGTTTGAAAGGACGATGTAACCCCGAAAAGGGAGTTATAAATGTCGTCAGATGTTATTACTTTTGATAAACACAACTATCGCAAACACAGCGATAAAAACAAATCCTTAATTCGTAAATCATTAGAAGAGTGCGGTGCAGGCCGTTCAATCATTACTGATAAGAACGGGGAGATTATCGCCGGAAACGGTGTGTATGAACAAGCAAAAGCACTCAATATTCCTGTCAAAATTATAGAAACTGACGGTAGTGAACTCGTTGTAGTAAAACGTACAGACCTTGCAACCGAAGATGAAAAGCGCAAAAAACTCGCGCTTATGGACAATTCCGCATCTGACCAAGTGGAATGGGATTTGGATAATATTAGTTCCGATTTCACACTCGAACAATTACCTGAATTCGGTATTGAATCACTCCCCCAAGTAGTAGAAGAAGGCGAAGTTGTCGATGTCGAAGTTCCTAATCCGGAAGATGTTGAAACAAGATGTAAACCCGGAGACCTTTGGCAACTTGGCAGACACAAACTTCTTTGCGGTGATGCGACATCAGTAACAGATGTAGAAAGATTAATGGAAGCTAGAAAAGCCGACATGGTCTTTACCGATCCTCCATATAACGTAAACTATGGCGCAAGCATGAAAGACACACTCCGTAAAAAAGACGGTCAAAAGTCAGCTGGCCGGACTATTATGAATGATAATCTCGGCGATAACTTTAAACAATTTTTAACTGATGCCTGTTTAAACATAGTCAATTTTTGTAGAGGTGCAATTTATATCTGCATGAGCTCCTCAGAGTTACATACCTTATATAACTCTTTTGTGGAATCCGGCGGTAAATGGTCCACATTTATTATTTGGGCTAAAAACACTTTTACGCTCGGTCGTTCTGATTACCAAAGGCAATACGAACCCATTCTTTACGGGTGGCCGCAAGGCGCAAAACACCATTGGTGCGGAGACCGAGACCAATCTGATGTATGGGAATATAACAAACCCCAAGTCAATGACCTTCATCCCACGATGAAGCCTCTAGAGTTAGTTGCCCGAGCCATCAAAAACAGCTCCCGACCAAATGATATTGTGGCTGATTTCTTTGGCGGTTCGGGCTCTACTCTAATTGCATGCGAACAACTAAACAGGGTGTGTTATATGTCAGAACTCGATCCCAAATTCTGCGATGTAATTCTCACACGTTGGGAAAACTTAACAAAACAAGAGGCGAAATTATGCAAATAAGCGAATATGTATCGTTGGGACATCCGGATAAGGTAGCAGATTATATCTCTTCCTTTTTACTGGATAAGTATATCCGCAAAGATCCAAATACACGTTTTGCGGTTGAGTGTCAGATTAAAGGCAATATTGTAAACCTTGCCGGAGAGATAACTTCAAAAGCAAAATTTACACAAAAACAAATCAAACACTTCGTCAAAATGGCAGTTGATAAAGTAGGTTATACAAAGCACTATCAACGCAAATGGGGTAAAGAAAATACTATTTGCGGTAGTGATTTAAAAGTTAAAACCTACATTACCGAACAAAGCCCTGATATAGCAAGAGGCTTGGACGGTTGGGGAGACCAAGGTATCTTTTTTGGCTGTGCCTATCCGCGCGAAGATTATGACTATATGGAAGGCACAAAATATTTATCAACCATTATCGGTGATGAACTTTACAAAGAAAACATAGTCGGTAAAGATATAAAAGTGCTTGTAGTTAAAAAAGAAGGACGTCTTGCAAAAGTGGTTATTGCAGCTCCCATATTAAATGAAAAGCAATTCAAAACAAGTAAAGTTCTCAATGATGTGCGTGCAATCTGTGAAGATGCAAAATGTCCATTCATTATTAATGGCACAGGTGTCTTTCATAAGCATGGACCATTAGCAGACAGCGGAACTACCGGACGCAAACTTGTAGTTGATTTCTACGGTGGCTCTTGCCAAATTGGTGGCGGTTCGCCTTGGACGAAAGATGGTACAAAAGCAGACTTAACTTTAAATCTATATGCCCGTTATCTCGCATTAAAGTTCTTAAAAGATAATGACTTTAAGGAACCTGTATTTTGTGATATAGCGTGCGCTATCGGTAGCAGAAAAATAGATATCTGCATACATAGTGCTGATGGCATAATACTCAAACAATATACGGAAGAAAAAAGTCCAAAAGAACTTATTAAGTTTTTTAAATTGGACACACCCATTTATGCAGAGTTATGCAAAAACGGGTTATTTTCAAGGATTAAATAATGGCACGCGGAAAGCAGACAGAAGAATTGCGCGAAATAGGAGCTAAGACGCGGTTTCAAACAGGCAGAAAACAGGCTGAAACTGCGCGTAAAGGTGGCATTGCAAGTGGCAAATCAAAACGCAATAAAAAAACTATGAAAGAGATGTTGGACTATCTTTTGGAAAAAGAGGTAGTCAACAAATCTACTGGTGAAAAAGTTAGCACATTGGAAGCCATGATGTCTGCTGTCGTCCGCAAAGCAATTAGTGGCCATGTAGAGAGTTGTAAATTCGTGCGCTCTACTATTGGACAAGACCCTATAACCAAGATACAGGAAATAGACCCTGTAGAGATTATAGATGATATTGGCGAGGCCGCTAAAAAGATAACGAAAAAATAGGCAGGTGTTTTATGCCTATTCGTATAAAAGAAATAATCGCCCCAATATTTTGGGGTATATGGCGCGAAATTAGGAATGAAAAACACCGTTATACGCATTACTGGTTTAGCGGTGGTCGCAATAGCACTAAAAGTAGTTTTGTCAGTATCGCTATTGTGCTTTTAATCCTGATTGATAAGGAGGCAAATGCCATCATATTCCGTAAGGTAAAAGACACGCTAAAAACTTCGGTATATGAACAAATTTTATGGGCGTGCCAGATATTAGGGGTTAGCAGTTATTTTCGTGCGACATTATCGCCTTTAGAAATAACCTATATCCCAACAGGACAGAGAATAATATTCCGCGGTATGGACGATCCTGCAAAGACCAAATCTATAAAGCTACACAAGGGCGCATTTAAGGTCATATGGTTTGAGGAAGCAGATGAGTTCTCCGGAATGAAAGAGATACGTAAGGCACTACAAAGTGTCATGAGGGCAAGTGAGCGGTTTTGGATTTTCTACTCATATAACCCTCCGGCTTCAGTTAAGCATTGGATTAACAAAGAAGCCAAACATAGTCGCAAAGACAAACTACTCATACATAGTACCTACTTAGATGTTCCAAAAGAGTGGTTGCCAAAGCAAGTATATGTAGAAGCCGAAGAATTGCGACAGACAGATGAAACTGCATATCGCAATGAGTATCTAGGAGAAGTGACAGGAGTTAGCGGTTTAGTTTTTCCGAAATGGGAAACCTACACCGACGAAGAAAAACCAAGCAAATTTGACGATGTTATTTTCGGCTTGGATTTTGGGTTTAATCACCCGAGTGCACTTGTAAAGTGTCAGTTCAAAGAGAAGTCGGTTTATTTGGAAGAGATTTTTTATGAACGACACAAAACAAATGGCGAGTTAATTGACTTAATGAACGCATTACAAGTTAGTAAGACAGCAGATATTATCGCAGATAGTGCAGAGCCGGATAGGATTACTGAAATGTGGAATGCAGACTATAACATTCGTGGTGCGGTAAAGACAGATGTAATAACAAGCATTAACGTGCTAAAGGGCTACAAAATCTATATCCATGAGCAGAGCAAAAACCTGCAAAGTGAGTTCAGCGAGTATCAATGGAAGCAAGATTCTTCCGGCGAGCCAATGGATAAGATAGAGCCGAACAAACAGCATGACGATGCAATAGCCGCAGTCAGATATGCGGTGCAATATTATGACAGACATACAGGAACAAAATTTATAACGATATGAACTTTTTAAGCAAACTAAAAAAGAAATTTTTCGGAACAAATAGTGAGGGCAACCCAACCTTATGGAATGTCCTAACTGGTAATGCCGAGTTTAAAGGTAAGAATAATTTTCTTATAGCAAATATCCGCGCTATTGTAACTGCCGCTTGCAACGGTCAATTAAAATTAAAAAGTGCAGACGGCACGGAAATTGCTTATACAAAAAAAGGTGAAAACTTACTTTTAGACTTACTATATCAACCTTCCCCTTACTTTAATGAGACAGTTTTCAAACAAATACTAATAGCGCAAATGTTAATACATGGCGATGCTTATATATTAAAAACTGCTCGTGATTTGCAAGGCCGACCTACAATGTTGATTCCAATTCCTGCACCTTCCGTTAGCATAGATTATGACGGTAGAGGTTATCCATCAGGTTATCACATACAAACTATAAATGGCCGCATTCCTTTTAAGTTGGAAGATATTATTCACATATATGAAGGAAACGCAGAGCATTTGTTTAAAGGATTCAGCAGAGTGAAACTTTGCGGTTTAGATGCCGATGTAATGAACAGCGCAAAAGTATTCAACTTAGCATATTTCAAAAACGGTGCAAGTCTCGGTGGTATTATTTCATTTCCTGAAAATGTTCGCCTTAAACAAGAAGAACAACAAACTATCTTGCGGAGTTTTAATGACGTACATAGTGGCTCGGTTAAAGCACACAGGACTGCAATTTTAGCACAAGGTGGTAAATATGAAAGTTTCAAAACATCTCATAAAGATATGGAATTTGCGGAAGGCCAACGTTTCGCGCAACAACAAATTTATTCCACAATGGGTGTGCCTCCTGCCTTGGTAGGTTTATTCGAATATGCTCCGCAATTTAATACAAAGGAACAACAAAAAATATTCTATGAAACGAATATCATTCCGCTAATGAGTCTTGTTTCCGACGCATTAAATGAACATTTAGTTGGCGACTTTTATAAAGATGAAAGTGTCTACTTGGAATATGATTTTTCAAAAGTAAAAGCATTAGAACAAGATTGGCTTGCAAAAGCTCAGGCTTTGCAAATATTAGCGCAAAAATTCCCAATTAATGAAGTAAAACGTGCGCTTGATTTACCGTTTAGCGATTTACCGGATGGCGATAATCCACCCGATCCTGTTCTATCTGCTTTTGCTAATTTGAACTCTCCGGTCAAAGATATAAAACGTGTGCGCTACATCCGCCCTTCCCCTTCCCAAATAAGACGGCATAAAAGGGATAAAGTGGCCCTTTTTGAACAGTTAGGCAAGAACATTGCGGATAGCATGCGAAAGCACTTTGTAGCGCAACACGAGGCCCTTAAAACTTGGATACGCAAGCACAAAGGGCAGGTTGTTAATTACAATGAGGCACTTGGCGGACAGAATGCCCAAGTAAAACAACTCTTAGTATTAAAAGCACCTGCTTTATCAACCATATTTAATACAAGTTTGAAATTTGAGCAGAACTATATACAAAGTTTACTACCCAACAAAGATTTTAAATTTATGTCTCAAAAAGATTTAAATACACGCGTTCAACAATGGATAGAGATGTATGCATTTAGATGGGCGGAAAGCATAGAAGCCACTACATTTAATGATTTAGATGATATCATTCAAACTTTAACCATACGCGGTGTAAGTAGCAATGAAATCAATGATGCAGTATTAGCATTTTTTACTGAGCATGGTTATAAACCAAGCGACACAACCAATACTGCTGAAACTGTTTATAGCCGAGTTAAAACTATCGTACAAACTGAAACTCTGTCCACAATGAGTGAAGCCGCAAAAGAAAGTTATAAAAGCACACCGTTCGTCAATAAAAAAGGTTGGATAGCAACACTCGGTGCTACAGACCATCACAAAGGTCATGAAGAAATGGACGGACAGGAAGTTGGACTTAATGAAAAGTTTTACAACGCAGTAGCAAATTGCTATGCCGATGCCCCCGGTCAATTCGGTTTAGCAGATCAAGACATCAACTGTTTATGCGATATGTACCCAGTTGTTATAGAGGAGAACTAATGGAAAAAATATTCAAAGGTAATAAAAACTTTGAACTTATAGAAGTCAAAGCAACAGAAAATGATGGCATCGTTCGCATTAGCGGATATGCCAACAATAAATATATTTCCGATAGATATGGAGATGTACCAACTCCATTTAATCGGGATTACGTTTATGAGTTAACCGAGTTCCGCAAGAACCCGATTTTGCTCTTAAACCATAGTGCCAACATCGGCTCTATCGCCGGAAAGATTACAGAAATCCGTGAAGATGTCAAAGGCCTTTATTTCGAAGCTGAGTTTACTAAAAGTGAACATATTGCAGAGATATTACACGCCAAACAACTGGTGCAAGAAGGCATTTTGAAAACAGTCAGCATTGGCGGTGTTTGGCATTACGAAGATGAACATAATCGCAACCACTTAACTTTGGCGGAGATTATGGAGATATCACTCGTAGCAGTCCCTGCCGACCCTAATGCAATTGTAGAGGAAATCAAACCACCTGTACAAATAGCAGAGCCGGAAGAAAAGCAAGTCAAAGCAGATATGATTTCTTCGCTTTACAACAAGATTACAACTTGGGGTATGAACGAGAAGTTAAAACAATTTGAAGTAAAACAAAATCAAGCCCATAAAGAAGGGCAAAAGGAGTAATAAAAATGAATCAAGCAGTAACCAAACAAGAAACTCAAGTTCCTGCAATGGGGCTTGAAAAGTTAAATGAAAAAATGGACGTCGTATTAAATGCGGCATCCGAAGCTAAAACTGTCGCGGACGAACTTAAAGTCGTTGCACAGGAAGCTAAACAATGCGCTGAAAATGCCAAAGCAATGGCCGAAGAAGCTAAAACTATGGCAGATGAAGCAAAAAAAGACGCAGAGGAAGCCACTAAAAAGGCAAACACCGCTGACGTTTCTTTTGGCGATGATATGACTATGTCTAAAAAAAATAAAAGTGCCGAAATTAAAGCATTTCTTGACAAAGTCAAATCCGCCAAATATACGGGCAATAAGGCCGCTTTACAAGCAGGCTCAGCAAGTGGCTCTTATATTGTTCCACCGGATTTCGTACCTGAGCTTTTAAACCTCTTGTCTAAATATCCGTCATTTATTAATCAATGCCGCTATTTACCTTGGGGTGCTGCAGGTACAACTCGTAAAATACCCAACTTGGGCGCATATCCTACTGCCGCAGTAGTTGGCGAAGGTGCTGCAAAAGGTGTCTCCAATCCGACATTTACTGAAGTCACACAGACATTAGTAAAATCTGCCGCTATCGTTCTTTTAACTCAAGAACTCGCGGAAGATAATGCCATTGACTTGGAAAAACTCTTGCCGGAAATTGTCGCACCGTCTTTCGTCAATTTCTACAATGCATGGCTCTTCCAAGGCATCACTGGTCACGCAGGTATTTTCAATGCCTCCGGTATTTTAACACCTACTGTGTCAGGTATCGCAGACCTTTTGGAACTCAAACTCGCTGTTCCTTATCAATATAGAGCAACAGGTAAATTCTACTTGGAAACCTCTGTATATGGTACAGTTGCCAAGCTCGCTAAATCAAGCGCATACTCTTGGCTCTATTATGAAGATGGCAAGATGAAAATCGACGGCTCTGAAGTTGTGCCTCTCGATTCTTCCATTATCGGCGGAACTGGCAGATGCGTTTTCGGTGACCTCGGCTCAGTTATCTTCTCTCCTAAAAAAGAGTTTGAAGTCCGCTTTAGTGACCAAGCCACAATCGTGGATGGTAACGATACCCACAATTTGTTCCAACAAAACAAGGAAGCCTTCTTGTTTGAATCTCGCGCAGATATTTCTGTAACAGGTTCTGTATGGGCAAAGTGCACTATTAGTGCTAATAATTCTCAACAATAAAGAATTGTTTCTCGATAATTCTTTGAGTTATAGGGGCGGTGTAAAAGCCGCCCCACAAGGAGATAAAAAATGGCTGATTTTGAATTAAAGAAATATGAAATTATAGTTCCTTTCGGTTCATACCGCAAAGGTCAATTTGTAGCATTCAACGGAGCACATGCAAAACAATTTGCTGAGTTCATTAAAGAATGCGTGGAAGAAGTTAAAAAACCTTCCGAACAAAACGAACAAGAAAAGAAAAAGTTCGGAAAGAAATAACAGGAAAGGGCGGAATATTATGGCAGTACAACTTTATTTAATACCATTACGTAAGGTAAAAGAATTGACGGGTGCTAAAACCGATGAGCAAGCCGCAATTCAAAGTCGCGCAGTTGAGCAGATGATAGAGTCATACACGCAAATTATTCTCCTTAAAAAACATATATCAAATGAGCGTATTACCTTACCTTATGGTCTGCAAAAAGTATTCCGCCCTGCCTGTTTGCCTGTAAACTCAGTAGAAGAAATCCGCTACGATAATGGCAAAGTTTATGAGGGCAGAGTTAAATGTGGAGATTATGGTGTTGAGTTATTAGATACCAAAAACATAAATCCGCAAATAAGTGCACTTGAAATCTCATATAATGCCGGACTTTATGATGACTTCGATAATGCCCCTGCAATTTTGCAATTAGTAGCAGAAAAACTACTCTACTGGTTCTTTGTGGCTAACGAATCGTCAAATGGTTTGCAAAGCGAGCACTTAGGCGATTATTCATACACAAAAGGCAATATCGTGCGCGGAATTCCCCAAGAAATCGCCAGTATGTTGGATACTGTGAGGTTAGTATGAGCTTTGTATCGCTTCTTAACGATGTCTGCACCATATACGAGAGAGTATTAACGCAGAATGAAAACAATGGTGAACAGTATGAGGAATTAGTGGAAGTTGCTTCTGATGTTAAATGTGCCTTTCAAAACGGTGGTGGAAGCATAGACCATAACAGTCGCTTAACCACAGGCAGTAATAGCGATAAATTGTTTTTATTGCGACAGGCTTTTGAGATAAAAAAGCATGTTCACATAGTGGAGGTGCGCGAGGTGCAGTTTGAGGTAAGTGAGGTAGTCGACCTCGGCGGTCGGAAACGATTCTTAAAACTCAACTTAGAGAGGATATCTTTAGATGATTAAGATTACCACTAAAAACTTTGATAAGTTGCTTAACCACTTGGAAGATGAAAGCAAAAATGTTTTTGAAGCATTAGTTAAAACGCACTCCATTGTGTCCGCTAATGCAAGCAAAACATTAAAGAGAGGCTTATCTTTTAGAGCAGGACGCACAAAATCTGATTCCGATTATCGCACTAGCCCTGTAGGTTCTATGCCATATGCACACTCTATGCGTCTTCGCAACTCTATAGGGTTTAAAGTGATGCTAACCGGAAACAAAGTATCAAGTGAAGTTGGTAGCGGTGCTATGACTAATATCGTGGAATATGCGAAGCGTTTGGAAGGAGAAGGGCATGGTATCCGTCCTTTCTTGTGGTATATCGATAATATCTTTAATACGGACTACCTACAAGAGAAATTTAATGAAATTTATAAACCTAAATTAGGAAGTAACAATGATTGAAGAAATTATTTACAGCGCAGTTAAATCGGATAATACTTTGCGGACCATTTTGGGTGCTACTGATAAAGATAGCAAGATTTATCCCAATGTGGCCAATGTCAAAGAACTGCCTTGCGTTATTTATTACGCGAGTGCGCCAACAAATCCGATTACTGAGCCATGGTCTTATCAACAAAACATCTCATTTGAAATTTATGCCAAAGATATATCAGAATCTTTGACCATACAAAGCAGATTCTATGAGATTTTTAATAAATATGACCGATATTTTAATTCTGCCGCTTTGTTTTCGGGAATTATTATTACCGAATGCCATGCAGTAAACGCTCAGGTTAGCAATAATTTCCCGTTAGAAAATAAACAGGCGGTAAATAGTATAGTCAGTTTTGATTTCAAATTTACAAAACGTATATAAACAAGGAGAAAATATGTCAGTAGAATGCAAAAACACAATTATTAGCGGAGTTACCGATGTACTAGTCGGCGATTTATCCGCAACTGAACAAACCGCCACTTCATTGGGTGCAACCAATGGTGGTGTAACCTTAACTGCCGCTGTTGAAAAAACAGATGTTGTAGTTGACCAGTCCTTATTGCCTATTAGAAAAATAGCAACTTCGGCAGGTTATACATTATCCATACCTTTGGCAGAAATTACTAAAGATAATCTTGCCAAAGTTCTCGGTCTGGTCATTGATAATAATAACAAAGTAACCATCGTACCGGAAGAATATCATCAGGTATGGATTAAGACTAAAGGCATTGTAAACGCAAGCGGTAAACAACAAATCCGTACATTCCATTTTCCTAAAGTTGCATTTATCCCAAATGGCGAATTAAATATGAGCCGCACAGACCAACAAACTGTCACGTTGGAAGCGGCAGTAGTTAATTGTCCTACCAATGGGGTAAACACCGAGTTTATGAGTGTAACGGATGAGGACCCTGAATAAATATGAAATTTTTGTTCAGTAAATCTAAGAAGAATCTTGATATTACCGATGCCTTAAAACGCAAAGAGGCAACTATAACTATTCAAGGCAAACAGGTAACTATTAAGGCTTTTAAATTGGCAGAAGCATTGGAGTTATTTGCCGCTTTAGGCACTACCCAAGAATTAATGCGATTAGTTGGCAAGGACATCATCCTTTTTAACCGCTTACTTCTCGCGAAATTGCCCACTGTGTTGCGTTTTTGCGTCCCCAATGGGCAGATAGACGCTGACAAAATTACATTGGCGGAATTCGCCGATTTAGTTTTGGCGGTATATTGTGTAAATGATTTAGACAGGATACTCTCAAATTTTACACAGGCAATGTCGTCAATGCCCAAAACAACGCAAGTTTTGGCGTCATTGCCAAAATAATACTTGAGAATTTTGGGCAGAAAATTGAAGACCTAACACTCACGCAGATAAATGCATATGTGTTGGAGTACATTAGGGCAAAGGAAACTGAGAAGAAAAAATTAAAAGGCAGTACACAAGTATTAACGGGTAAGGAAAGCCTTGATACTTTAAAGCATCTAGGTTTCAAGATAAGAAGGAAAGCAAAGCATGTCTAATAAAGCGACGGTAAAAATAGAATCCGAGTTCGATAGTTCGGGTATTAAAAAAGCAAAAAAAGGACTCGGAGAAGTACAAGACGCAACCGCAAAAACGGGTGAAGCTAATACCTCCATGGCCGATAAGTTCGTCCTTAAATGGGCGGCTATTGCCGGAGGTATTAAGGCAGGTCTTGCTTTGCTTAAAAATGCTTGGGAGTTTGCTAAATCTTCCGTTACCGCTTATGCCCAAAATGCACGTGCCGTAAATACTCTATCTGCAAGTTTAAAAGCGGTCGGCATAACCTCCCAAGAGGCTATTAAACAAGCACAACGTTTTGCCTCAGAAATGCAGTCCGCCACCGGAATAGCAGACGAAGCATTTCTAAATGCTCAACGTCTTATGGCCAATTACGGTGTAGTAGGTAAGGAGGCGGAAAGGGCTATAAAGTCTGCATATGCTTTATCGCAGGGTGTCAATATGGATTTCGAGAATGCCCTCATGCAGATTGCGAAGGCGGCAGCAGGTTCTACTGCATCTCTAAGTAGATATGGAATAGTTCTCGACGACGGGACGAAAAAGGGCGATAAGTTCAACGAAGTTCTGCGCCAGATAAATGAGAAGTTCGGCCCAGTTGCGCAGGCATCTATGGGTGATATGATAACCAAAACAGCGGCTTTAGCGCAAGAATGGGGAGACTTCAAAGAACTGCTTGGCAAAGAACTAGCCCCCCTTATGTTGAAACTAGTCCAATATGCTCGCGAGTTTGTGCAGGGATTAGGCGATTTATTCGGTCGCTCAGAAAGCCAAAAGAAATATCAAAACAATTTAGAGCAAATTGCAAAATTGCAAAGAGAAATTAATTCCGAAGATGACCGAGCACTTAAATATGAAGTCGAACACTCAGAGAAATTAGCGCAGATAAATTGGAAGATTATTAACAAACAACAGGAAGCACGCTATGCAAAAATAGAATCATTAAAAGCAGAAAATGCCGAGATAGAAAACCAATGGTATTTAGAAGCCAAAAAATCTAAAGAAGATAAGATTCAATTGGAAGCGCAACAGGAAAAAGCAAGACAAGCATCACAACAAAAACAACAATCGGATTCCACATTAAAAACGGAAAAACAAATAACTGATGAAATAAAAAAACAATCAGAAACATATCGTCAAAATGCATTGCAGTCTTCAAAAGAACGTGAAGTAAAATTCCAATCAAGTATTAGTGGTATGGACTTGCAAGGATTAGCATCTGCCGACGACCAATTGGAAAAAGAACGAGCCTTACAAGAACAACTGACGGAAATCAAACGTGCGGCTTTAGAACAGCAAGTGGAAGATGCCCGTAATGCACAAGACAGGCAAACGGAAGCAGGGCAGGAAGCATATGAGAAAGCACTCACACAATTGGAAGAATTTAATATAGAAAAACAAGTCCTTGATGAAGAATACTTAACAAACCGTCTAGCATTAGACCAACAGATACAGGAAAGCAGCAGAACTTTATATGAATTTCAAAAGGTATTACAAAGCCAAAAGGTGCAAGATTTTTCAAAGGGTTTAAATGCTATGTCGCAACTGCAAAACTCTAAAAACAAAGAGTTAGTTGCAGTAGGTAAAGCAGCAGCCATTGCACAAGCTACAGTTGATACAGCTCAAGGTGCTATCGCTGCTTATCAAGCCATGGCCCATATTCCAATTGTAGGTCCTGCGCTCGGTATAGCAGCAGCTGCCGCGATTACCGCTTACGGTGCAGAACGTATCGCCGAAATAGGTGGTATCAAAATGGCGGAAGGTGGTCTCGTAAAAGCAACTACAGGCGGTGTTCCGGCCATTATCGGTGAGGGCGGTTCGGACGAGGCAGTATTACCGCTTAATGATACCAAAACACTATCTAAAATCGGTGACGCTATCTCTAATACTACCGATGGTAAAGAAACAAGTGTAAACATTACTTTAAATATCAATGCTACGGGCGGATTACCTGCCTTTTTAAGTGAATTAACAGAAGCAACGCGCAACGGCATGACAGAAGCCTTACAATATGCAAACATCGCGGTCAAAACAGGGAATAAACAGGGAGGATACTCGATATGATACGCGCTCCATATATCTTTTTATCACAAAATTATGCCAAGTTTTCCGTAAATAATGAGCAAAATGAGGTATCTATCAAAAATATAGAAATTGATAGTTTGCCTTTTGTGGTTGAGTTTACACTTACTGACAAATACAGCGATACTACCAACCGTAGTATCGATACTATGCTTTTTAGCGATACTAATATTGTTAACGCGACCATAGAGTATAAAGAAAACGATGAGTATCACCTTTTGTTCACTTTATCTGATAATCAGGACTCTACCATCTTAGTCAAAAATGCTAACCCGATTAATGTTAATACTATCCGTATTACTATCCCCCAAGAAGGCAATCCTAATATTGTGCGCATTGGTGGCTTTGGGTTTTATAAATATGTTTGCGATTTGTTCGCGGAAACAGATAGCAGTTTCAAAATAGATTCAAATTCAGGTAGTTATAGGACGCTATCCGGAGACATTATTTATTACGGAGATTATAAAAAATGGGAAAGCAAAATCAAAATCTCTAACTTGCCAAAAGAGCAGTTCGATTTATTAACACAAGAGATTAAAGAAACAAACGAATTGACTATTATCCCATTTAAGGACTTTGATTTTTCCGCGATTTATGAATGCTATTTATCTCCGGAGATAGAGTTTACAGTAAACCGGAAAACTGAGCTATATGAATTAACTTTACAGGCACAAGAACTATGATAAATTTACCGAGCGAATTATTAAAATTACAACAAGGGAACGATTTAAGACCACTTAAACCGTTTGCTTTTCTTTTTCGTAATAAATGGAATCCGGAAGCAAATAAATATCAACTTGAAACAAACCCCATTGATATTACACCTTTTGTTATTAAACCGAACACATTGTCCATGACCTTAGATGTCGCGGAAGTGGCCCAGTACAATGCCAACAATATCACACTCACTTTAACTGATATTAACAATCGCTTTGTAGAAGGAACACCGCTTAGCTATTTTCCTGAAGGATACCAAATATATGGTAGCCAAGTTGTTCTTTATTATGGAACAAGCACAACGAACATGACATCTCTATTCGTTGGGGTAATAAAAGATTTACCTTCATATAAACCCGAAACTTATCAAGTTGATTTAAAGTTGATATCCCCCCTTGAACTCTTAAGTGACATAGAAGCAAAGGATTTTAGTGATAAATATTTCGGTGAAACTTTAATAGCAAACGGAACGGATAGTAGCTATAATCCAATTTATAAAACCGCTCATACAGGTGTCGGCGGATTTACTTCCATTTATGCCAACGGTAGTAAAATGGCTGAAGGAGTAGATTATGAAATCAGTCAAACAAATTCGTTTAGGCTCCCTGCTTTGGTAACTATTATAAATACAGAATTGCGTTCCTCGACAATCACAGCAGATTATTACTGTTGGAAAACTGGTCTAAGTGTAGAAGAAGTTATATCAGGATTAGTTGCATTAGCAGGGTATATTGACAATACTGATATCCGAAGTGTCGCTTGGAATTCCGGTGTAAAAAACATCATGGATTTAGAAGTAGATTTCGCCATAGGATATTATCGGCAAGGAACTGACCTTCACTTCAACTGGTTTGATGGCGTTTCTAGTTGGAACAATTTACAAATAATAAATAAGATGGTTCAAAGAACTAGCATCTTCCCTGAAGAATTTACAATGAATTTTAATATGCGTATGGAAAGTGAATCAGGGTATTGGCAAGGTGTTATCGGCGGGTATTTTATTGGCGATGAATTAGGAAATAATAATTTTCCTAAAAACGGATACTTTATTATTGCTTTTCATCCGACTATGTATATAAGGATTTATAAAGTAGAAAATGGTTCTTCACAATCATCTCCTGTATGTGACAATATGTCATATAGAAGAGTTGGCGGTGTGCAAGTTAAAAACAACACTTTAACTTTTTTTGACGTAGATGGACATACAATTTATCAACCATTACCTTTATTTTTTAAACCGGGTTGGGAAGCTTTTAGAGCATTTTACAGTGATACTCGTATCACTACCGAAAATATGGCCTTTAGCCCGAATACAAATAGTTTTATTATCCCTAGTAATGAAGAACGATACAACCAACCTGTTATAAAAACAAAAGTGGCCGACAAAACTTCCCCAACAGGTTTTTGGGGAGGTCTTATCACTACACTAGATATGGGAAATAACACTATTAACTATTCTTTACAATATTCATTTTCTAACGATAATATTACCTTTTCTGATTTGCACGACATAAACATAAATGCAGACACAGGTATTGATGAGAGATACATATATTTTATTTTTCAAATTACAAGCCCTGCGAATCAAGGTGCTAATTTAGTAAACCCCGGAATATCCTATTACGTAAATAGTTTAACATTGCAATTTATAAATTTATCAGGGGCGACAGTATTAGAAGCATTACAAGACTTTGCTTTAATCTCCGGATATGAATTTGGGGTTGATAGGCAAGGAGTATTTTTCTTTAGGCCGCGTTCACAAAGCACAGAACCAATATATACTTTAGATCATACCGAAATTGTAAAAGTAGATAGTATAAAAAAAGAACTCTCTGATTTCTTTACCAAACTGACACTAACTTTCGCGGAACGTCCGTTGGAGTTTTATGCAAACACAGGTAATCGTCCAACTCCAATTGATAAGTATGGCGTTATCAATAAAGAGATTGATAAGCCGGAAATAATTAACTATGACAACACAGAGTTAGCACAAGCAATTGGCCCACAATTACTTAGCATATATTCGCACTTAAGCAATCAACTGCAAGTAACTTCTAAACTTAATCTCGCATTAGAATTAGGCGATATTGTGAATCTAAAACGTTCCTATCCACAGGTAGTAAATAGCGAGGCAAGCGAACAGCATAAATATGAAAATCAACAAACTTACTACCGCGCATGCAAGATTATCGGGCTTAATTACAATTTTGAAAAGAAACAAGTCTCTTACACATTAGAAGATGTAAGTGATGAAATTAATAGACCAATAGATTAAAAGGAGGAACGGTTGTGACATTAAACATTGATTTGATTTGGAAAGTATGCGGTATCATTTTTGCTTGCGGTGTTATATATGGCGAACTCAAAGCCATACGTAAAGATATCGCTAGACTTGAGGCCAAACAAGATAAATATAACCATCTGCAAGAGCGCATGGCTAGGGTAGAAGAAGGTACAAAATCTGCCCACAAAAGAATAGATGCTTTGGAGGGAAAATAATATGGATAAGACATTAATTACACCACATTTTAGTTTTGAAGAATTAACAAAGACTAGCTATGTGGAATATAAATCAAGCATAGAAAAAGTTGCCAAAGAAAACTTAGACAAATTACATGAATTAGCTTGGCACTTGGAAGCGTTGCGAGGCATTATAAATTCGCCTTTAGTTATTACCTCCGCAGTTCGTAGCGAGGAACTAAATACTGCCATTAATGGTAGTAAAACCTCACAGCACCTGCGTGTTGAGGCCGCTGATTTTGTTCCGATAAAAAAAGGGGCAAAGACTGCACTAAAGGAAATTATAAATAGCGGTTATCCTTTCGGGCAACTTGTGCTTGAAAAACGCGGTCTTGGGCAGATAATCCACTTCGGTATAGGAACGAAAAGAGAAGTGCTTTATAGTCCCAAGCAAGGAGTATACGAAGCATGGAAAGAATAAAACTTTTCAAAGGTGATGATACTGATTTTAATGAGAGCGAATTCCTTATTATTCGGCTTGAAACTAATGCTGCCCTAAACGGATTTAAGGCAACTTTTAGGTTGGGTAGTTTCGTACAGGAATTTGCAGATATAGCAAGCAAAACTCTTAAAATTAATATACCTCACGCAATTACAAAACAATTTCCTGTTGGATATTTAAATGGTACATTACGCTTTGAAGATACTTCAGGCAGATACCAAACCATCAGTAATACTATACCGTTTGAAATTACCAAAGAGGTATTCACTCGCGAACCACGAGAGATTATCTTACCAACTCCGGAAAATTATCCGATAACTATCACGCTATCTTTGCTTTCCGGAGATTATGATAACTTCATAAACAAACCATCTATCAATGGAGTAACTTTAAGCGGTAATAATACAAGCGAAGAATTAAAACTTGCTTATGTTTACACGCAGGGTGAAGCAGCAGACACATGGACTATCAATCATGGGCTTGATAAATACCCTAGTGTAACGGTTGTAGATAGTGCTAATACAGTTGTTATCGGGCATATAACCTACAACGATAGAAACCAATTAACCGTTAGGTTTAATGGAACTTTTAAAGGAAAAGCA